AGCAGCCCGATCCGGAAATGCTCAAGCTTCAGACTGAGAAAGAGATTGTTCAGATGAAGATCAAGGCAGATATGGAACTTGCGCAGTTCAAGGCCGCGTCCGATGAGAAGGTCGCGATGATGAATCTACAGGCCGCGAACATCAAAGCCTCTTCCGATCAGTACAACTCTACCGCTGAGGCTCAGGTCCGCCAGAACATCGCTGCCATGGGCGCAGAGACGAAGGCAATCCAGATTCAGACCGACGATACCCGCAAGCGTGACGAACACGCCACGGATACCGCTCTGGAAGTTGAGAAGATGAATCAGGAAAAGGCCAAGGTTCTTCTTGAGATTGCGGCAGAGGGACAGAACGGTAACGACGTGAATATCCGATGAGCATCGACTTTAATACCCAGACGTGGCGGGAAATCAAAGCAACGATTGATGCCCGTATAGAAACGTTGAAAAAGGAACTTTGGGACGGGCCAATTTCCCGCTCTGAAGGGTTGGACACTGCTAGGCGGGTTCGCATTGACGAACTCAAAGAACTGTTGGACACACTAACCGGAGTAGATAAATGAGCGACACCCCTGATATCGCCGCGCAGTTTGACGCCGATATAGCCGCACTGAGCGGGAAAACCGATACCGTTCAAGAGGTAAAGACCGACACTCCGATTGCAAAACCAACGGAACCTGATATATTCGATGTCAATACGCTTCCACCGGCTGCGAAAGCGCTGCTTGAGGCGGAAAAGAAGCGTGCTGAAGACCTCGAAAACCGGTACAAGGAAGCGGATCGAGACCGACGTAGCCTGCGAGGCCGAGTACCACATCTGCAACGTAAGGCAGAGCAGTGGGAAAAGTGGGAAGCAGAGCAGAAAGCCAATGCCGCTAAGCCGCCGTTGGTAAAGAGTGAGCCGCCCGCCAGTCTGCTTAAGGCACTGCCGGAGTGGGAAGTCCATCGCACACAGTACCCCGCAGATGCAGCTCCGGTAGAGGCCGCATTCCAAGCGCTGGAACGTCAGCACCAAGACGTGATCAGCAAGATGGAAGAGCGCCTTGCGAAGCAGCAAGAGGAATTCTCCCAACTCCGGGAACTGATTGACCGTGATGTGCGGCCACGAATCGAATCCGTGGACGAAATCCGGCGCGAACGGATTACCCAAGCTCACGAGAGTGCGCAACGTGTGTTCGCCGAGAAATTCTCGGACTGGCATACGCATGCAAGTGTGGCGCTTGATCCGGACACCAAGGAAATCAAGCTTCAGGTATCCAACAAGATGGGCGACTGGCTTGACGGCCTTCCCGGCTACGAACGTAGAGCAGCCGTGGAAGTTCTAAAGTCTCGCGATCCCGAGGATGCTGGCGATGTACAGGCGATCTTCCAGCGCTTCTACGATTCCATGAAGTCCCAAGGTCAGGCAGCAGAGCAGAGCATGCAGGCGCACCAAGCCACACAGGTTCAGCAAACCAGACAAGACAATCTCGCCAAGCGGGCGGTAACAGGACAGCAGGGAGTAGGTGTCGCGCGAGCAGACCCATCCACGTTCGATGTTGCAACCGCCTTTGACTTGGACATGCAACGGCTCCGACAGAGGAAATAAATCATGGCATTTAATGCGTATCAAAACACCGCTAGTGGTAATCCCACTAACACTTGGGTCTCTCCAGACCTTCTCATGGCTGCTGACACCGTTCAGGTCATCGACCGCAACGTGAAGCTCCAGCGCGTCCCGAAGAACAAGAACGAAACCGTCACTTGGCTTCGTGCGGTTACTCCGGACGTGGACACCACCGAAAGCGCAGAGGGCGTCTCGAAAGCCTCACGCGCACTGACCTACGAAAACGCGACGGTGACGATTCAGGAGTTTGCTGAGTCGTTCGCTATCTCGTCCCGTCAGGCTGATATGGGTGAGCGCGATGTCCTCGCTGACTCGAAAAACCGACTCGTTGACCTGATTCGCAAGACCCGCGAAGTCAACGGCTGGCTGACCTTCCGCAACGGCAACAACGTCATTTACAACTCGTCCGCGATTACCTCGCGTGTGACTGTGAACGGCGCTCCGACGCTTGGACGCTTCCGTGTTGCCTCGCGCTTCCTGAAGGCCAACAAGGCCAAGGTCCACCGTGAAGCCACCAAGGGATCGGTGAACTACGACACCTACGCTATGGAGCCCGCCTATCTGGTGTGGTGCCATACCGACTGCCAGAGCGACATCCGCGATCTTCCGGGCTGCATCATGGCTCAGAAGGTTGGCGGTGGTGGCGAGAAGATTCCGGAGCTGTTCGCTTACGTCGAAGACATGGCGTTTGTGACCTCGCCGGAGTTTGAACCGCGTCTTGCTGCGGGTGCTGCGGTGGGCGCAACTGGCATGAAGTCGGCCGGCGGTGTGAGCGTTGACGTTTACTCCTACGTGATCTTCGGACAGGAAGCGTTCGGCCGCGTCTCTCTGGCAGGTTCGCAGTCTGAGTCTGGCTTGGGTGGCGTGACCTTCACGGTTCTGAAGGATGCCGACAAGTCCGACCGAGACAACCGTCTCCGCATCGTTGGTGCTCAGTGGCACGATGGCCCGGTGGTTCTGAATCAGAACTGGGCGATCACCATCGAAGCCGGCGTCACCAATAACCCGGCCTAAGGAGTAGACCATGGCAAATCTCTATACTGATCTGTACGGCACCGTTGCGGTCCAATCGACCTCTTCGGGTGCTATCTCGTCCACCAGTTCGCGCATCTACAAAGGCCCCGCATTGGGCCAGAAGGGCGCGACCCTGACCCGTACCGCGACCTACACCGGCACGATTGCCACCACGGATGTTCTGCATATCTGCGGCGGTATTCGCACTGGTGAAAAGCTCGTGTCTCTGGACGTTTCGTTTTCCACCGATCCGGACTCCGGAAATGACATCACGGTGGATATCGGCACGACCACGGACCCGGATGGCATCCTGAACGACTCCACGGCCTTTCAGGGCGCTACGGACCTCACTGTGTACACCAGCGGTCAGGCAGTCCCCACGCTCTTGGGGGTGGATGGCGATGAGTACATCCTCACTGCGACGAACGCCACCGAGACTTCTGCGGTGATCACCTTCACCATCGTTACGGCGATTTAACCCGGCCTGCCCGGCCACCTTGGGGGCGGCATAGCGTCGCCCCCTTTTTTTGGAGAGCACAATGATTTCGATTGACAAGGCCAAAGAGACTTTGTTCCGCAACTCCACGAAAGAGGAAATGCGCGAGTATTGCAAGCTGTTGGGTGTCAAATACCAGCCAGCCCACTCGGACGCCTCGCTTCAGAAGATGCTGTGCAAGGAACTCGGACTGAGCATGGACGCTGCCAATCCGGTGGCGGAAGTGATGAAGTCTATCCGACCAGCCAGTAAGGTCACTCCCGACATGAACCTTGATCCTGAGGGCATCTGGGCCGGCAAGCGCTGGCGTGTCCGCGTCATGCGTCCGACGAACGCGCACGACAAGGATGTGGGTACGCATATCTTCGCCAACGGCTCCTACGGCGGGACTGTTAAGGGCTACCCGATCAAGTTCAACACGGTGCAAGTCATCCCGGCTCCGATCCTGACTCGCCTTCGTGAGATTGAGCATCACCGCCATTATCAGGAAACCATCGGTAACGACGTTGTGACCGAGTGGACGCCTGCCGAACCCGTCTACAACGTGGAAATCATCGGTGTTGAGCCGGGGACGGAAGACCTGCCTTCGTCCATGCTTGAGTGGTATCAACGGAAAGGCCCGAAGTGGTTCCGCGACCTCACGAACATCCGCGACTTGCAGACGATTGCCACTAAGCTTGGTATCGATACGCATTCCCGGAACCCGGAGAACAAGAAAACCACCCCGCTGACCGCTGAAGAGCTTCAGGCGAATATCAGCACCTTCGTTTTTGGCTATCCGGATGTCATGCCCGAGGCTGCTGCCGCGTGAACCGACTTTCGCTCAGTCAACGACTGCATCTAGAGATTGGCGGCGGTCCGGGCGATCCCGGAACATTGCCCACGACGACCATTGGGCAATCCGGTAAGCTTTTGAGCATCGTGACATGGGTGGATCAAGCGTGGCTTGAGATTCAGCAATCGCAAGATGACTGGCTCTGGATGCGGTCCGAGTCTACGTCTAACGATACCTTGGCTCTGGGGGCGTCTTCCGTAACGCTTACAGGCGCCGCATCGGACTACGATGAACTTCGTCCCTACTTCGGGCACAGATGCTCGTTTGTGCTGTTCTACAAGAGCAGCATAGGGACGACGGACTGTCAGGAAGCGCCTTTTATTCCATGGGCTGACTTTCACGGGTTTTACGACAGTGGGAAGTATGCCAATAGCTCAGGCCGCCCGCAGTTTTGTGCTATTGCACCAGATGGAACTCTGAAAGTCTTTCCGAAGGCTGACGTGGCGTATGGGGTGAAATACCAGTATCGCAAGACCGTCCAACCCTTGGTGGCAGATGCGACAACGCCCCTGATGCCGACGAAGTTTCACACTCTGATTGTCTACCTCGGGCTTTGCTACTACGGAAGGTCAAACGAATCCAATCGCGTGCGGAACTGGTTGGGGAATGGATTGGATGATTGGTCCGTTTCTAGCTCGCCTCTCACCACGATGTATCGCGATCTATGTAAAGAGCAGTTGGCACCAATATCGTTCTTTGGGGAAATCTGATGCCTGTAATCCCTGTCGTCCTCTCTGGCGGCTTGGACTTGGTCCGTTCCAAACAGGAAGCGGCGCCGGGGTCACTTTCCGAGTGCAAAAATTTCGAGGTTGGGAATACTCGCGGATACACAGAGATTCAGGGGATTCGTTCGTACTCTGCTGGCGTGGCGAATGACGTAATCGACCCGTATGTGTTCTATTCGTCTGGCGATTTCATTGAAATTATCACTGTTACGGGAAGCGATGCCTCGTTTACTGAGGGGACGGTCATTAGCTGGGGTGAGGGCGGGACGTATGACGTTATCGCGCAATCTCTGACAGAGGTAGATGGCACTGCGACCATTTGCTACTCGGTGCTTAACCCTGACAACAATACCCTGTTTGCCGTAGTGAACATCAAGGGTCGGATGCCCGCGCCGGGAGACATCATCACCACTCCGGGAGGTGGGATTGCGGAAGTCATCAATCCCCCACCGTTGGCAAGTGAAATGGTGGCCGATGGTCGGGCGGAGTTGTTCGCGCTTGCTGGACAGCCAGACGATACCGTAGACAAGATCAGCGGACTGATCCGCTCGTTTGATCTTGATGCAAATGCAACACACGCATGGCCGATTCCTGCCAGTCCGATGGGTAGTGCTATGGGTGGTTTCCTGTTCAATGATCGTGTCCACGCCATCATGGATATTGAGACGTGGACGTTCACCAGTGGTAGCGCTGAGCCATCTGTTGGTGATTTCTTCCAGCTCTTTTACTCTGGCGTGATTGGTGTTGGGTCTTCCTACACCTACACCGTCGAAAACGTCATCACGGAATCCGGAGATTGGTCTGCTGGAACGGCCGCAGGAAAGATCGAACTTGTCCTAAACATCACGTCTGGACAGCTTAGCTCAGCAAAGAACGTATTCGACTGCCGAAACAGCACGACAGCAACCAATGACCCGATGACCATTGGCGGGCTTACGCGGTCTAGCAAGGCCATGATGATGCGCGAAGCTGTCATCGCCTCGGGAATCACCGCAGAACCCTACGAACGTGTAGACCTTGGCTATGAGTGCCGTTTCTCTGCCGGGGACAATTTCTTTACCGTTCTCAACAGGGCGAATCGCGATGCTCAGTTAGAATCTGTCGTCACGACAACCGACTGGCTGACGTTCGGAACCGCCACGGGCTGGACGAATAGCTCGAACGCGACAGACGGAACGGTAGGAACCTTTGCGACACAGCCGAACGATAGCGTATTGCGGCCACCTTTGGTGTGTACGAATGCGCTGATTGACCTTCCTTCTACTGCTGTTGTCTTGGGTGTTGAGATTGAAGTCACCCGACGCAAACAGGCGAGCGGGTTCATTTCCGCGAGGGACAGAAGCGTCACCTTGGTAGGCGTTCCAAGCTATCAGGACAAGAAGAAAGCCGAATTCTGGCCCACTGTTTCGACCGCCACGACGTATGGGTCCGCCTCTGATCTGTGGGGCACGAGCCTTTCCGCTTCGATCCTGAATGACTCTGGTTTCGGTGTGGCGATTGCTGCCGAAGCTGTCAATGGCGCAGGTGGAAACGACAGGGAAATTGATTCTGTTCGGGTGCGAATCACCTACAAGGATCGTTCCTCTTTCGTGTACTTCGGCGATGCGGCTACTACTGCCATCACGTCGATTACCCGCGTCACCACGACCGCGACAGTCACTACAACTGCTGCCCATGGATTCACTACGGGCCAGTCTGTAACGATTTCAGGCGCAGTGCAGACGGAATACAACGGAACCTACGTCATTACCGTTACAGGCCTGACCACGTTCACCTATACCGTTGCGGGGGCACCTGCGACACCAGCAACAGGAACCATTACCGCTTTCCGGAACTTTTCTACCGCTAGAGTCATCTGGTACAACAAGGAAAAAGGCGACTGGTCCACGAACGACGCGCAAGGGACATTGACGCTTTACGAGGTTTCCAATCCGACCGCTATTCGTGTCGGGCAGTTGATCCGAAACAGCGCAGGAACCGGAGGAACGACTTACGCCACCGTCGCTTCAGCGTGTGAAAAGGTCTACCTTCCTTCGTCGAATGCCTTGGAAACGAACGCCTCGCAGTGGGAAATCACCGATCCCGTGAATTTCTATGGGGCCGTTGGGACTGAACAGGTCTTGATGGCTTCTGGCGCTGACTTTGGCGCTACGTTTGACGGGACGTATTACATTCGAGTTCGTACCGGTGTAGAGACCAGCCAAGACAAGCCCCGGCATGTCGTGAAGCATCTGGATCAAGCCATTTGGGGCTACGTACAGGGCGTTTCCATCGCCTCGGACCTTGGCTATCCAGAGTCCACGGCCGGCGTTGTTGGTGGGACTCTTGGCGGTTCCAGCCCCATTAGCGATGATACCAGCACCTATCCGACGTTTGCCGGTGGGGCGCAACAGATTCTCCACGGGGATTCTGTCTATGGCTACATCGCACTTTCGCAGCAGTCCATGGGCGTGATGTGCCGAAACTCGATTCAGCAGCTTGTCGGCTCTGGCGGGGCGTTGGTCGCTAACCTGATTTCCGGTGAGTCGGGGATCATCGAATACACCCTTAGGAATGTTGGACAGCCGATCTTCTGTGACTACCGAGGCATCGGAACGGTGACGGCTACGGCTGCATTTGGCGACTTCGCACGCGGACGGATGAGCGATGCTGTCTCTCCCTTCCTGATCCCGAGGCTTCAGCAGTACGGAGCTTCTACGCTCTCGACGACAGGACCGATTCGGGCGGAAGTGATCCGCAACAAAAACCAGTATCGGGTGTATTTCAGAGATAGAACATGCCTGACCATGACCATGGTGGGCAATGCTTTCGATAACCCGCAATTCACGATTCAAGTCCTTCCATTTGTCCCGGCGTGTACGTTTACCGGTGTGACTTCAGGTGGGAAAGACCTTCTTTTCCTCATCCCCTACGGGATGGCAGAGTTCGGCGCTTTCTCAAACGATCTTAAGGACGCTTACGAGGACGACTCAAACTACGTTCCTAACTTCAATCTCTATGCGCCGGCATTCATCTACCAAGGTGATGTTGGCACGTCGTGGGATGGTCTATTGCCTATCGACTCATACATCGTCGTCAACGGTGGAGCTTCTGGACGGGAATGGGAAGTCAAACATTACGACCGCATGATTGTCGGTGGGCAGTGTTTCGGATTCGCGCCTTTCGCTGCGAACTTCGGTGTGGATTTCGGAGACATCGAAACGGGAACGCCTGTATCCATCAATGCCGGCAGCACTTCAGGGACAGGGATTAAAGCTTTCACAAAACAAACCTTCTCTGTTACCCAAGACATCAAGCGAGACGGCTTTGCGCTCTCTGTGAAATTCGTTAACGATGGCACTACGGTTTATGGCGCAACAACAGAACAAGTTTCGCCATATGCGTTCCGCCCGGTCACGCTACAGTCTATAATCCTCATCACCGAGCAAGAAAAAACGAGGCGCTGATATGCCACTTCCGAACCAAAACTGGATTGTTGACCAGCGCAAACCGTTGTTGAGTCCACGCACGACGAATGGCAATGCGCCTCTACCCTCTGGAATTACCAGTGGTGATCAAGGCTACACGCGGATGGTTCAGCCCAACGAACTCGCGTCTACGCACATGGAACAACTCGGAAGGGGCGACAACCGCATCTTGCAGCAGGCTCGCGCTCGTGGCGTTCGGGCGGGAGCTTCGCGTGGTGGCATCAATTCCAACCTTGCGGCTGCGGGTGGTGAAGAGGCTTGGCTGGGTGCTGCGGGTGATGTCGCCATGCAGCAGGCCGGAGCGTATGGAACCGCAGCAGGACAGAACCTTAGCTCTCTGGCTAACCAGCGGATCAGTGCAGAAGGCAACCAGACATCCGAAACCGTCGCAGGGATTGGGGCTGGCGCTTCGATGTACAACTCAGACAATGACCTTTTGGCGACTCGTGAAGGGCTGGCGCAGTCTCGGGATTTGACCTTGAGCGGTCGCGATTGGGAGTCCGGTGAAGCCCAGCGAGGCAGGGACTTTACTTCCAGTGAATCGCAGCGTGATCGTGATTTCACTACCGGCCGTGATGCTACTCAGTTCGGCTACAACCGACAGTTGAATCAGGACCAGTTTGGCTATGACCAGCAGGCCCGCGACAATGACTTGATCCGCACTGTCGCAGGTGAGACGTTTAGCCGCTTCCTTGATGACCCGGAAACGTGGGATGAGTACTCTCAGTCTGGGGCTATCGAACTGTTCCGACGCCTCTTTGACCAGTCTCGCGCGCCGCGTGGTGGCGGTTCCACTCAGCCGATTACTCCGGGTGGCCCGTGATCGTAATCGACGACTTCCTTCCTGACTTTGAACTAGCAAAACGGTTCATTGCGGATGTTGAATACTCAGACTATGAGTTTGGCGGAAAGTGGTACACAGGCGTTGGACAGGTTACCTTGCCCGTAAAGGCTCTGATCGAAAGAGAAGTAGGCCCGATCAAGATCAAGCACAACCATTTGAGGATTGGACGGAAAGACACACCGCTCACTCACTACATCCACACTGACAACTACGGGACCGCTCTTGCTATGGTCCTGTGTCTGCAATCTCCGGACTGTGTTTCTGGTACAGCGTTTTGGCGTCACAAGGAAACCGGATTAGATCGTTTGGAGTTGCCAGATACACGCACCGTGTTGGATTCAGAAGAATTGTGCTCTGATGCTGCAATTGCGCAAAGATGGAGGCGGTTCGCTTACTTCGACAAAGCAATAAAAGATGAATCCGCATGGGAAATGACAGAGCTTGTCGAATCCATAGAGAACAGAGCGTTAATCTTTGATGCAAATATGTTCCACTCACGATGGCCCAAGACGTTGCCGGTAGAGAGTGGAGATAAGCCAAGAATCGTGTGTACTGTATTCTTCGATAGGCTGCAAAATGAAACTGCTTAGTTGGGCAGAGTGCGACGACAAACAGGAAGTCTTGGAAGGGAATCGAGCGTGTTTTTCCGAAGGGATCACGTTCTATCTCAACCACGATGACAACACAGCGTTGATGAATCGCAATACCGCATCACGGGAAGCCCAATTAGAGGCATGCAAGTTTCTGGTGTCTCTTGGGTACGTCCCACAGGAGGAAGTATGGAATTCTGGGCAATAGCAGCGGTTTCTGTAGGTACGGCAGCAGTAGGGGCTTATGCCTCTAGCCGGTCTAGTCGTAGCAACACGAAGGACCAGATTGCGGCCGACAAGGAAATGGCGCGTATCCAAGGCGATGAAGACCGTCGCTCTACACTGTTCGAGTCGGATTTGAACGACTACAACGTTCAGCTGGCGAAGCAGCGCAAACGTGATGCGCGAACCGGAACGCTGGACAAGTTCAGCCAGATTCAAAAGCCCGCAGACTTCGAGCGTCCACCTTTGTTGGTGGCTAAGCCGACCCTGCCTCCCGTGATCGTTGATCCCACCAAACCGGGGAAGAAATAATGAGCGTACCCATGCAGCGCATGCAGCAGATGGAAGCCGAGCAGGAAGGGACTCCGGAAGAGCAGTCTATGGATCAGACCCAGATGCTTTCAGAGGAAGACGAAAAGGACATTGATATTGCTGTCGCGCGAGCGATGGAGTTTATCGAGAGTCCGAGCGATGGCGGCCCTGACGGGGTTGAAGTCCTGACCAAGCTTCTGTCTGGAAAGAATCCAGAGCAGCAGCTTGCGATGTTCTTTACCCAGATGATCGAAGCGGTGATGATGGATGCCCAAGACGCTGGGCTTGAAATCAATCCTGTCGTCTGGTTCGCCGAAGGTGGCGCAATTGACGAAATCACCACAGAGCTAGACGACTTGCTACAGGGCCAGTTCGATATCGTGGGCATGATGCCGGCGGTGAAGGAACAAATCCGTAAGATGCTGGGTGAGCGTGGACAACAGTTGAAAGCCCAGATGGAAAGTGGCCAACAGCAAAGCGCAGGTCCGCCACAAGGCCCGCAAGGCGCACCACCCGATGAACGTCCGCCACTTCTCGCGCGAGGATAACTATGGGCGCTGATACCTACGCCGCACTAGGTGCTGGATTCTCCCGGCTTTCTGAGCTGTTTGCACAAAGGCTCGGGATGTCCATGGAAGAGAAGCGCGCCCTTGCCCACGAAGAGGCGATGCAGAAGCGAGAGATTGCCGCAGAGAAGCGCGCTGAGGCACGCCAGATTGCAGCAGAGGACCGCCAGTACAACCGACAGGCTACCACCCCAGTAGAGCGCAAAGTCTTCCAGTCCGGGGCAGATCAAGGACCGCCGCTGTTGATGGTGGATGAACTCAACCAGTTCGGCAGTTCTATTCGGCAGACACCCGCTAGTCAGCGTGAGAAGGAAGAATTTGCAGCCAATGCCCGTGCGGCGGCTGAGAAATCCGCGATGGAAGGCAAGGAATTCAAAGATGGTTTCTGGGTCAACAAGAAAACCGGATCGGTGGAAGCTGTCCCGGAATATCTTGCTGCGCAGGAACGTCAGAAAGCAGCCGGACGGACTAACGTCACTGTCAATGCCGATGGCACGCCGCCCACTGCATTTGAAAAAGAACTCGACAAGAAGGATGCTGTTTACTACGACAGCCTTCGCGCCGCTGCTACTACGGCCGCAAGCACCAAGCAGCGTCTTGATGTCATCAAGGGCATTACCAGTAAAGCGGCTACCGGAAAGATTCCGGAAGCGCTGGCGATTGCTGGGCAATACTTCGGAACAGAGGCCGGCAAGGACTTGCAGACGTTCAACGCGGCTACACAGCCCTTGTTCCTTGACATGGCCGAACAGATGAAGGGCGCTTTGTCGGACAAGGATCGCGAAGCCTTGCAGCAGGCGATTCCACGATTCGGCAATGATCCGCGTGCTAACAAGGTAGTTGTAGATATCTTGGAAACTGCGGCTAATCGCGCTCAATCCACGTACAAGGAAGCAGACGACTACGCACAAAAGAATCGTGGGCTGCGCGGGTTTGTCCCGTCCAGTGCGAAGGCACAGAAGCCTGAAGAGAAGCCAGCGCAGGGAACCTATTCTGTCGGCTCCGAAGTCAATGTGGGCGGTAAGCGTTACCGTGTAGTTCCCGGTGGAACTCCGGACGATCCAGAACTTGAGGAAATCTAATGCCCCGTCTCTCTGAATTGACAGGAGCACAACCGGCCACTCCGAAGCGCGTTCGGCTGTCTGAGCTGACTCAGGCTCCGGCTGCGAATCGTAGTGAATTCGCCGAACTCATCACCGGCCCAAGGGTTTCCCCGGAAGCGGCTAGCGAGCTCCCTGAAATCTGGGGTCCGGCTGGGTTTTCGCCTGAGTTCAAAGAGGCCACAAAACAGAGTGATTGGGAAGGGTTCAAGAATTCCGCTATGCCCGCGCTTGCGGACACCTTTGGGAACTACGAGGACACCACGAACAGCCTACAGGGCGTTGCGCCGGGGTCTCGTCTCATCCGGGATAAAGAAGGTATCGAGGTTCTTGAGCTTCCAAACGGCAAGCGGTTCGCACTGAACCAGAAAGGCGTCCAGTTGAATGAGATTGCCTCAGCCGCAAGCAATATCGGATCGTACTACCCTGCCGGAGTGGTGGCAGGCGCAGGCAAGACTTTGCTTGGTCGCGCGGCTTTGAGCGGCGTTGCATCCG